GGCGCGGTGGTGACGGTGGACGACTCGACCGGCATCCCGGGCCCGGAGGAGCCGCTGTCGGCGGCCAGGCGGCTGGAGCTGCGCATGCGGGAGCTTGAGCTGGATGAACTTGCCAGGCCGATGGCGAGCACCGCATAATGACAGCGACGTAGTTCCGCCGGGCAGTCCCCGCCGGTCGCACGCGCTCTAGCGCCCCGCGATCGCACGGCAGCTTCCACGCAGATCGAATCCCATCTCTGCGTGGAGGCACAGTGCCTGACGTTGCCCTGCCGGGCGAGATCATCGGCTACCGGAAGAACGGGTCGCCGATCCGGCTGCTCGCCGGCGGCGACCCGACCCATGACCTGACCGGCCAGCTCGAGACGCGCCGCGCGTCCCTGGTCACGGCCAACCGGGAGCTCCTGTCCGCCGCCGCCGGAGCCAACAACGGCGCGGGCCGCGACCTGACCCCCGACGAGGAGACCCGCTACCAGACGGCCCGGACGGAGATCCGGGGCCTGGGCGAGCGGATCGACGACCTGGCCGCCGAGCGGCAGCGCGAGCAGCGCGGCGCGGCCGCCCGGGCGGACGGCACCACCACCGTCGTGGACAACGGCTCCGGCGCGCAGGCGTCCGGCGTCCAGGTCACCTCCGAGCCGGAGATCTACGGGCAGTACAGCCCGCACTCGTACTTCGCGGACCTGCTGCGCAGCTCGCAGCGGCGGGGCGACGGAGACGGCGGCCTCAACCATGCCGAGCAGCGGCTGTCGCGGCACCGCGACGAGCTCCGCGTCGAGCTCCCGGCCCGCCGCGAGCGGCGCGACCGCCGGGCCTCGGCGCAGCTCGAGCAGCACACGCAGGAGCGGCTGTCGCAGCTCCCGTACCGGGTGCGCCGCCGCGAGGAGCGGATGATCGACCGGTGGCTCGGCCTGGGCATGCCCGTGTTCGAGCGCAGGGCGACCAGCCAGACGCCCGGCGACGGCGGCTACTTCATCCCGCCGCTCTGGCTCATCGATCAGTACACCGAGTACCTTCGCGCGGGCCGCGTGACGGCGAACCTGATGCACTCGCTGCCGCTGCCGTCGGGCACGAACTCGATCAACATCCCGATCATCACGACCGGCACGGCGACCGGCCCGCAGACCTCCGACGGCGCGCCCGTCGGTTCCCGCGACCTGGCCGACAACTACGTGAACGCCCTGGTCAAGACCGTCGCGGGTCAGGAGGACACGTCGATGCAGATTCTCGACCTGTCGCCGATCAACCAGGACCAGCTGATCTTCAAGGACCTGACGGCCGACCACGCGATGCAGGTCAACGGCCAGGTGCTGCTGGGCTCGGGCTCGCAGGGTCAGATCAACGGCCTGTACCCGCAGGGGACGATCACCGGCGGCAGCACGCCGGGCATCATCGTCAACGGCGTGACCGACACCACCAACCAGTGGGTGGGGTCGAGCACCCGCGCGGACTTCTACTCGGGCGTCGGGCAGATGTTCTCCCAGATCGGCCGGAAGCGGTTCGTGCGCGCGAAGGCGCTCGTGTCCAACGAGGCGGCGTGGAACTCGTTCGCGACGTCGACCGACGGCAGCAAGCGGCCCATCGTGCCGCCGAGCAACCAGGGCCCGTTCAACGCGGCCGCGACGGGCGACTTCGACCCGGATTCGCCGGACGAGGGCCCGGTCGGCACGGTCCTCGGCCGGAACTGGCACGTGGACAACAACATCCCGCTGACGTTCGGCGGGGCGACCACCGCCCCGGGCATGTCGACCCTGTCGGCGGGCCACACGTCGCCGACCGACGGCACCGGCTCCGGGGACACGTTCACGCCGGTGATCGGCGGCGTGTTCGACGACATGCTGCTCTTCGAGGGCGAGGTCCGGACCCGGGTGCTGCAGGAGGTCCTGTCCGACACCCTGCAGGTCCGGTTCCAGCTCTTCAGCTACATCGCGTTCATCCCGAACCGGTACCAGAACGGCGGCGTCGTCGTGTCCTACGGAAACGTCAACTCGGGCACCACGGCGGGCGGCGCGCTGTCCACCGGCACCGGCGGCGGGCTCGTCGGCTTCTGACCGCCAGCCTCTGATCGTCCGAATCTGAAAGGGAGTACCCCTCATGGACCTTGGCGGCGGGAAGTACCCGGCCTACGAGGAGGAGTGGCTGCTCGACGGCAGCCCTTTGACGCCGAACCGGCGCACCATCAGCCGGCGGGACATCGCCACCGGCTCGACCGGCCTGGCGCTGACGCAGGCGCAGCTGTTCGTCTACCCGGTGACGGTGCAGGCAGGCGATGTCTTCGACTTCGCGACCATCCTGGTCAAGACCGCCACGGCGACGCCCACGCACTCGTGGGTGGCGCTGTACAACGGCGTCGGCGCATCGGCGACGCTGCTGGCGCAGTCCGCCGACGCGACGGGCGGCTTCGCGGTCGGGGCGAACAAGGTGCAGCTGGCCTCGGTCGTGAGCAACATCGGCACGCAGGGCATCCCGCAGGGCCCGTCGACCCCGGCGATCACGCCGGCCGGCCCGGCGGTGTGGGGCGTCGCCCTGTACAACTCGGGCGCCACCGGGGCGGCCCTGGACGGCATGCCGGGCGGCCAGGTGGCCGGCGAGATCGCGGTCACCGGCCAGATCCCGTTCGTGTCCCAGGTCGCCCTGGCGGCCACGGCGACCGCCCCGGCGACCCTCGCGGGCATCACCGCGGTGGTCGGCACCGGCGTCCCCTACGTCCTGCTGTCGCGGGCCTGACCGTGGCCAGCCGCGCCGACGTCCTCGCGAAGCTGCATCGGGAGCTGCGGCACGCGGAGGGCAACGGCGCGGTCGGCTACGCGGCCCGGCTCCGCAGGCGGATCGCCGATTACAGCAAGGGAAGCGCCGTCAACCCGGCGACCGAGACGACCGGCCGCCCTGCGGCCAGGAAGAGCAGGACCACATGAGCCTTACCGAGGACATCGAGGCGATGAAGAGCCGGTTCGAGTCGCTGAAGGCGTCGCTGACCCAGCACCTGGAGCAGGATCTCCCGGCGCTGGCGAACTTCGCCGCCCAGGCGGCGTCCAACCCGGTCACGGTGGCGATCGCGAACGCCGAGCACCTGCCGGACGCGCCCCAGTCGCTGGAGATGCTGGCGGCCCTGATCACGAAGTTCGACGCCGACCTCGGCGAGCAGAAGGCGGCCGGCGCGGCCGAGGCGCAGGCCGCTGCGGCGGCGCCGGCCGACGTCCCCGCAGCCTGACCCGTCCGGCCGAGAGCGATGGGGAGGTGAGGGGCGATGCCCGCGACGACACCGTGGTACCAGGGCGCGGCAGTGCCCCTCACCTGGACCAGCACCGACACTGACGACAGCCCGTTCGAGGGCGCGACCGTCACGCTGACGGTCACCCTGCCCGACCGCTCGACGGCGACGCCGACGGTCACGCACAACGGCGAGGGCAGCTACTCGGCGAGCTTCACGTCCACGCAGGCCGGCCACCATCTCGTGCAGTGGGCGGCGCAGGCCACCGGCCTGGCGGACGCGTACGCCGACAGCTTCGAGGTGCAGTCGTCGGCCGACCCGACCATCGTGTCGCTGGCCGAGGCGAAGGACATCCTCGGCCTGACGAGCACCACGGCGTACGACGGCCGCCTGCAGTCATTCAACGCGTCCGCGACCGAGGTCGCCGAGTGGGCGTGCGGCGCCGTCGTCACCAGGATGTACACCGAGCGGGTCCGCGTGCAGGGCCGGGCGCTGATCCTGGGCCACGCCCCGGTCCGGATCGACCTCGGCACGGTGATCGACAGCACCTACCAGCGCGACGGGGCGACGACCAACGGCCTCGTCAGCGTCACGCCGCTGCTGTCCTACGGGTTCATGTACGACATCGACCAGCTGCTCGTCGACCCGGAGACCGGCATCGTGCGGCACGCGGCCGGGCTCCCGTTCTTCTACACCGCCGACTACCTCGCCAGCTACAAGGCCATCTACTGGGCGGGCCGGGCGATCATCCCGTCGGCGGTCTACGACGGCGCCCGGATCATCCTCGAGCACCTGGCCCAGGTGCTGCGCGGCGGCACCAGCGCCCAGGACCTCGCCGCGGGCGAGTCGACCACGGTGGTGCCCGGCTTCGGGTACGCCATCCCGAACCGGGCGCTCGAGCTGTTCGCGACCGTCTCGGGCGACAGGGCGGCGTTCGCGTGACGACCACGTCGCAGGTCCCCGCGGTCACCGACTACCTGGTCGCCACGGCCCAGGCGTGGCCGTCGCTGGACGGCGTGCTGGTGGTCGACGGCCCGCAGACGCCGGTGGCGACGCAGGACATGCAGCAGGTGCTGTGGATCGGCGCGAACCCCGCCGAGCTGACGGGCACCTCGGCCGAGGCCGACCAGAACTGGCCGGTGATGGACAGCGCCCGCACGCGCGACGAGAACGGGACGATCACCTGCGCCGCGCAGCACTGGTCGGGCGACACCACGATCAAGACGCACCGGGACGGCGCGGCCGCGATCGTCGCCGCGGTCGAGCTGATGCTGCGCGGCACCCCGAGGGTCGGCGGGCCGGGCGACGCGTCGATGGGCGGCCTCGTCATGTGGTCCGGGGTGGCGGGCCCGTACGAGTGGTACCCGCGGCAGGTCGCCAACGGGGCGCTGATGCTCACCGTGTTCCGGATCACCTACCGGGCCAGGTTGACCACTTCATGACGCAGGAGGCAGGAATGCAGGTGAGGTGCGTCCGCCCGTTCGGGCGGCACGACGTCGGGGACCTGGCGGAGGTGCCCGACGGGGCGCGCGTGGACCCCGCCCACTGGGAGCCGGGCGAGCCGCCCGAGGCCCCGGCCGCGGCGCCCGGGCCGTCGCTGTTCGCGAACCGCCAGGAAGGGATGTAGGCCATGGGCAACCTCGAGACCGGCCTCGCAGCGCAGTGGTGCTTCGTCGACGAGACGACCTACGGGGTCGTGCCGTCGCTGAGCACGGCGAAGTTCTACGCGTGCGACAGCGACACGCTGAAGCTGGCGAAGGTGACCAAGCAGGGCACCAGCATCTACGCGGGAGCCCTGTACCCGACGGCCGCCCGCCGGGTTGTCACCCAGTACAGCGCGGCGGGCGGCGTCCCGATGGACCTGCCGCAGCGGTACCTGCAGCAGATGCTGTTCCGCATGTTCGGGAGCTTCGGCCAGACCGCGTCGGCGCTGACCGAGGACGCGTCGACGGGCGCGTACAAGGCCGTCCACGCCCCGGGCCCGCTGGAGGGCCACACGTTCACCGCGCAGGCGGGCCGGCCGGCGGTCGATGGCGGCACGGTCGAGCCCGCGACGTACACGGGCTGCAAGATCAGCGAGTGGGAGATCTCCGCCGCCCAGAACGAGATCGCGAAGCTCACGCTCACGATCGAGGGCCGCAACGAGCTGATGGGCTCGCACCTGGACCCGCTCAACGGGTCCCTGCCGGGGCTGCAGGCGTTCTCCGCGCCGCCTGGCGGCGTCTTCCAGTGGGTCGGCGCGTCGGTCTACTACGGCGGCACCCCGTCGACCGCGTCCGGCGTCACGACCCTGGCGTCGCCGGTGCTGGCGGGGAACGTGAAGGGGCCGATCTCGGTGAAGCAGACCACGCCGCTCGACACGACCCGGTACGCGCCCGACGTCGCCCCCTACCGGAACGAGCCGCTGCAGAACGGGCTGCGCGCGGCGACGGGGTCGTTCGTCGTCGAGTGGCTGTCGGCCGAGACCTACTACAACGCCTACGCGGCCGACACCGCCACCGCGATCGAGTACCAGTTCCTCGGCCCGGCGATCGGCACCGGCTCGGACATCGCGACCCTGTCGATCCTGTGCCCGAACGTGCGCCTGGACGGGGAGTCGCCGTCGGTCGCGGGCACCGAGGTGCTGACCCAGACGTGCCCGTGGACTGCGCTCGACGACCGGGTGAACAACGTCATCCAGGCCACCTACATCACGCTGGACGCCTCCTGATGGCGGGCAGCGCGAGCACGACCGTCGGCGCGGTCGGCGGCGGGGACCTCAAGGCGGCGGCCGAGGAGATCGCCGAAGGCGTCCGCGCGAAGGCGGCCGCGAGCGGGCTGCTGGAGACCTCCGGCCGGATCGAGGTCTCGGTGTCGGGGAGCGTGGCGACGATCTCGTGCGACGCGCCGTCGGCGTACCCGAACGAGACGAACGCCCGCCACCCGGTGTTCGCCCACGGGCTCGACCGCTCGAAGTGGACGTGGGTGGCGGGCAACGACCGGCCGTTCCTCGGCCCCGCCGCAGACGAGCGGGCCGGGGCGGCGATGGCCCGGTACGCGCGGAAAATCGACCGCTGGTGCAAGGCGAGAGGGTTCGAATGAGGATCGTTTTCGAGGGCCGGGAGTGGGGGCTGGACATGAACAGCGTCCGGTACCAGCACGCCATGGTCATCCAGTCCTACACCGGGATGTCAATCGGGGAGTGGGAGGACTCGATCGACGTCGCCGAGAAGCTGGACGCCGGCGGCAAGCCGACCGGGAAGCTGGTGAACCCGCCGCCGGAGTGGCTGAAGTCGGTCGGCGCCCTGTACTGGCTGATGCTCGCCCAGAACGAGGTGAAGACCCCTATCGCGGAGATGGACTTCGATTTCCCCGCGTTCCTGGTCGCCCTCATGGAGGGCACGCAGGCCGAGCTCGACCGGGCGAAGGCCGAGGCGGCGGAGGCGGGCCAGCGGCCGGACCCTACGCCCCCGGGCCGTTCCCCGACAGCGGATCGGCCGTCACCGGCGCCCGCTACCCGGAGGGTTACGACCCGGGCGCGCCCCGCCCGCCAGGAGGCGGCGGGCCCCGCCATCGTGTCTGGCGAAGTCGTCGCCTGAGGGGCCTGCGCGATGAGTACCTGTTCGCCCTCGCGCACGTCTGCCACCTGCGGGCCGCCGACGTGGACGCCCTGACCCTGGACGATTTCGCGAACTACATCGACTCGACCGACGCCTACCTGAAGGCGATGAGCAAAGGGAAGTAGGTGAGCCCGTCATGGCCAGCACGCTGGTCCGCAGGGTGATGCTGAAGATCGCCGCCGACGACGGGG